CTTATCTTCTAGGGGAATACCCCCAGGATGGACGGTCTCCATCTGCTTCATTCTTTTACATAAGGTAAAAGGTGGTTAGGAACCATTACAGTAGACAATAATTTATGAATCTAAAAGGTGGTTAGGAACCATTAGATTCTTGTGTAAAAGGTGGTTAGGAACCATTACACGTAGAAAGTGAATTGTTGAGTTACAACTTGTGTAAGGGAAGGATGATTCTTCATGAGAGGACTAAACCAACCCCAGGTTACATTCTAGTGAATGATTTATATGAATAGCTAATAATTTGCTATATAAATACCGTATAAAACGGTACAATTATGGGATCTTCGGATCCCAAAGGAACTATCCTTAAATAGTAGTTTCGGTGACTTTGTCACCAAGAGGCTTTATTAATACTTGGCCTATAACTAAGGTATAAGACGCTTTATGTTGCATCTGAATAAGGAAGAGTGAAATCTTCCCGAAATGACTGCATTCCCACATTTAGTGCTGCTTGCATGTTTAAGTAACATCCCGGTTATTGAGTAGTTAGTGAAAGCTTTCCAGAAACTCTGTGACATTCCGAGGAGTTGTATGTAGATCGTAAAGATCACCGATCTATTTGACTCGCCTAGGTCTAACACGGAATATGAGAAAGACTAGCTTTGGTCGCTGTATGCTAGTTGCAATGGTTGACGACAAATACTACAAGGAAGAGGCTATAGGACCAGCTTCCCGAGTAAGGTAACTGAATCCGGTGAATCCACATGGACAAATTGAACGTTTTTTCGCTGATCACCCCTGAAACAATTGTTACTGCTGCGGATGCTTCTGCATCCCCAGTGGTTAACATTAGTGCTACTGCCTGCAAGTACTTGTACAAGCAGGTTCGTAAGTCTTTTGAAGTACATGAATTACGTAAGAAGAAAATTCCCAAAAAGAGTCTCTTGACGCGCTTTATGCGTCGACAGACCATTTTTTGTGGTGCCCAGGACATGAATATTTTTATGTTCTGTGGTAATGTAAGAAAGGTGGTACAAATCCACCCACAGCAAACTTTAGATCAAGTTTGCTATCAATACAATATCCCTATGTGGGGCACATGGTTTTCACTTAATGGAAAACCTTTGAAGACAGATATTCCACTTGTGGAATATATGGTTTATGATAATGCTTCGATCATTCAACATGTTCGTTGCTTAGGTGGTAGTAATGAATATCGCCTATACACTCATGTTTATGAGTGTGAACAAATGCTTCTGCGTGAAGTGTTTGTATTGCAAGCCAATGAATTAATTGGCAGCGACACCCCTCCAGCAGAGATGCTGGAACGTATTGCGGGTGTTATAGAAAAGATCCGTGATACGTTTCCCACTGACTATGCTTGTTAGGGGAGTTACTTGAAATGTTTTTCAAGTGTTGTATTGGCTTCGTAAGTGTGATACCAAAATGGATTATATCACATGTACAATGCTGGCATACAAACTGATTACGGGCAAAAGTGTATCCATATCATTATGGAACACATTTGGTGGCAAGGATCTCCAGGACGATTCCTTCACCAAACTGACACGAGACGCACGAGATATGTTCAATGTCGCTTCTTTAATTGTGGATAATCCATTAACTAAGAAGTTGCGCCTGATTTACACATATCTCTTTGTCCAGGGATTTATGTCTCGTGTGGGTAAAGAAATTAGTGTGGAGGAGTTTTTGGTTTTAGACGCCAAAACTAAGCCTAGCAAAAGTAATGCCAGTATGGCAATGCTCATCATTGACACGGGTCTTACAATCTGTGAACGCATAGATACATACCGAGTAACGGGAGATTGGCATGCTCTATTACATGATGACGTTACGTACACTGCTTGGGTAAAGGAAGCGGAAAGATTAATTTCGTTGGCACCCTTTACCTCGAATTTGATCGCTCATGGAACCACTTATTTTAGATTTATATCAGATCTGAATGACTCAGTGGAACGTGGTGACGCCATTTGTAAGTATTCTAAGCAACATAGTGGGTCGGAGAGCACACTTATGCGTAAGCGACTTAGTACCTTGCAGTTGATTAAGAACACTGAAATTACACGTCGCGCTTCGCAAAAAGAGCGTAAAGCACCTTTTGGCGTGCTGATCCATGGTGGATCAAGTGTTGGTAAATCATCCTTCACCAAGATGTTGTATTACTATTTTGGAAAGATCCATGGCCTGGAAACAGATGACCACTATCGCTATGTTCGAAATCCAACGGATGAATATTGGAGTAACTTCGATTCTAGTAAGTGGTGCATTCAAATGGACGATATTGCGTTTTTGCTCCCTTCTAAAAGTTCGGAAGTGGATCCTACGCTAAAAGAGATGTTGAATGTGGTGAATAATGTTCCCTATGTTCCACCTCAGGCAGCTCTTGAAGATAAGGGTAAGACACCAGTCATGGCCAAATTAGTTTTGGCAACAACAAATGCTGCGGATTTGAATGCATTGGAGTATTTCCATTGTCCATTAGCTGTGCGTCGTAGATTGCCATACGTGATTCACGTTCAACCGAAACCAGAATATCTGGCTTCCAATGGTAAATTTTTGGATCCAGCTAAAGTCCCACAGTATGAAGATTGTTTTCCTGATTTGTGGATAATCGAAGTCCAAAAGCTTAATCCAATTGAACACTGTGGTCGCGATTCAGCAAGTTTGGAAACAATTGCTGTGTTCGATGATGTGAAAGCTTTCTTGAAACATTTTGCTCAAGCTAGTCACGTGCATGAAACTAATCAAGCGTCTTCTGATGCTTGTGATGTTCAAATGCGTGACGTGAAAGTATGCCCACTTTGTTATGAGATTGGTAATGACTGTGAGTGTTTGCAGGGTTTGGTAGCCCTGCCACTGATGAGAGTTGTGCTTTTGTACGTAGTTTCATGTGCAACGGATATTGCAATGAAATTGGCCATCCAGTTATTGGCTTCAACCATTTATATGTGGCTGTGTCGATTCTATCTGGTGCGATATGTCACAGTGCGGTGGACTCGATTTATTAATCAAGGCTTAGAGTTGAGGTTCCATGGTATGATGAATAGCACTCGAGAGATTAAGTTCAAAATTGCTGTTAAGCACTTGCTTGCAGCAGGTTTTATTGCTCTTAATTTCCTTGCGTGCTATAAAGTCACTAAGTGGACCTCCAAGATTGTTGCACCCAATAAGGAAGCCTCTAGTTCTGCCACTGGTAACATCAGTACGAAAGAGGACGTTGAACTTGAAGAAGAATCAAAGTCCGATATTTCTGTACCAACATCGAATGTTCAAGTGCAGGGTAATGTTCATGGTACAACTGAGGATCAACTCGCTAAGGAAGAAATACAAAATGTGTGGTATAATCCGACACTTGAATTGAATAAATTTGATGTCCCTGTGGCTAGTAAATCCTTGACGTCTATGACACCAGCAGCAATTCGTGATTTGTTTGCAAACAATTGTGTTAAAATTGAAGTCGAGGCAAAGGATGCCACATGGAAAATTCGTATGGGTGCCGTTTTTGTGCGCGGGCAATATCTATTATTTAATAGACATGCTCTTGCTAAGGGAACGCAATTCCAGATGAAGATCATTAGTATGACTCAGTCCCAAGGATTGACTTCAAACTCAGTGTGTCACTTTAGCAGGAATGAGGTGTGTGAAATCCCAGACAAGGATATCGCTTTGTTGCGAGTGACAGTAGTGCCACCGCGAAAGGATATTGTCAAATTTTGGAATAAAACGCAAATTCCAATTACTCGTATGATGGCCGTGCGACGTACAACAGAAGGTAATGTCGAGTATGCTGAATATTATAATGCTCAGTATATTGACTCATTTCCAGTTGAAGCCTTGAATGTTGAAATGGATGTTTACATGGCTTCTGGTAACACACAGACGAAGGATCGTGATTGCGGATCAATTGGGATCGCTATTACTCCACAAGGTCCCATCATTATGGGTATCCATACACTGGGGTATAAGTCGACTGCGGTTTTTCCACATATCACTAGTAGTGACATAGAATCTCTTCTAGAGCCATCGATTTCGTCGGTTCAAGGTGGGGATGAAACCCTCTTGAATCTCAATGGTGAAGTTATTCTTGGCGAACCACATTATAAGAGTATCCTTCGGTATATGCCAGAGGGAACTGTTAATATATATGGTTCATTGAGCGGCTTTCGTCCCAAACCACGTAGTAGGGTCACAACTACCCCTCTTGTGAAGGAGATGTGTGAACATTTCAACTATGAGATTGGTTTTGGGCAACCTGTAATGAAGGGTTGGGAACCATATTATAATAATGTAGTTGAGATGGTAAAACCTCATACCAACATTGATAATATCACTCTGGATAAGTGTATCAAGGGTTATTTGTCTGATGTTCTTTCAGGGTTAGAAGGTGTACATGGAGATGACTGGAAAGGTCAGCTCTGTTTTTTGTCTAAACGGGCAGCTTTGAATGGATTACCTGGCGTGAAGTTTATTGATCGTATCAATATATCAACATCAATGGGACATCCTTGGAATACTACGAAAAAACAATACTTGGTAAGTGCTCCAGATGATAAGTATCCAGAGGGTGTTGATTTTACACCTGAAGTTTGGGAAAGGGTTGATTTCATTATGCGACAGTATAGTGAAGGTAAAAGAGTCTACCCAGTTTTTACTGGACATCTTAAGGATGAGGCTACAGCTTTCCGGAAAATTAAGGCAAAGAAAACGAGGGTGTTTACGGGTGCACCTGCCGATTGGAGTGTTGTCGTGCGTAGTCGACTTTTGTCATTCGTGCGACTGTTACAGAAGAACAAATTCATCTTTGAAGCGGCACCAGGTGCTGTAGCACAATCTTATGAGTGGACACAATTTTATGAGTATCTGACTGCTCATGGTTTAGATCAATTGGTTGCTGGTGATTATGGTAAATTTGATAAGCGAATGATTTCCACATTTGTCCTTGCGGCATTTGAAATTATTGCGAAAATTCACCAAGAGGCCGGATTCAGTGAACAAGAAGTGCGTGAGATTTATTGTATAGGTATGGATACAGCATTTCCTGTTACGAATATGGCTGGTGATTTGATGGAGTTCTTTGGAACAAATCCTTCTGGACACCCATTAACAGTTATTGTTAACTGCATTGTCAATAGCTTGTATATGCGCTATGCCTACTGCAAGTTAAATCCCAATGGTGAAGATTGTACTGAATT